CTAAAATAGGAGACAAATAATCATGGCAAGACGACCATTTTTCTCAGGCAACTACGGATCCGCTCTCGGATCTACCGCAAATGCCGCAAACTTAATTGCGAGGGCAGGGCAACAGCAGGGCCAAATGTTTCAGAATTTGGGCACTCAGATAGGAGGGATGATCCAGCAGTACGGGTTGAATAAGGAGAAGCGGGAAGCAGAAGAAAGAACGGCGATTGGAAACTTATCTAATTTTAGCCCACAAGATTTACTGCAATTAGAACAAACAAATCCTGAACTCGGCAGAGCGGTTAAAAACCTGCTTGGTGGGAAAGGTGGAAAGAAAGATGTTGATTTAATTAATGCGGGAACTGCTCCATTTGTTGCTAATAAAGCAAGAGAATTGGATACAAGATACAAAACTGCACAAATACAAGGTATTGAATTTAAAAACAAATTGGATAAAGCCGATGAACAAAATCGACTACTACGGAGTACATTGGAGACCGAGTCGATGCAGCTTCTTAATAAGTATAAAGACCTACAATTAGAGGTATTAGGTATTGAGAGGGATATGAAGTCTAATGAAAGAGACATCGATCGCGAAAAAAAATATGCTGAACTTGAGCAAAAAAAATTAGCACTCGATAGCCTGCGGGAAGATATTAAATCCAAGAGAAATAATAACAGTGTTTTTCGAGAGCTTCAAGATCGGGAAAGAACAAAGTTTGCAGTAGAAATAAGCCAAACTATGTCTAGTTTAGCAATAAATGCAGAAAAATTAGATCAACTAAGGGCATCAAGAGATGTTGATCAAAAGACTAAAGAAGAAAACTTAAAAATACTAGAAACTGAACGAAAGCAACTAGAACAGGAATTAACAAATCAACAAAATTTGATGAAATCATTATCTTCTGATTCAGCAGACGAAGGTTTAGATTTTATACAACCAATTAAAATTGGTGATGCTTTTCAAGGTGGCCCACTATTAGGAAAAGATGCAGCAGGATTGTTTTTCAATATTGTTGGTGGTTTGGGTTCGGCATTTGGTGCAGACATCACGCCAGAAACTACTAGTCAGACTCAAAATTTGCTAACCTTGGAAACATTCCTCCTTCCTGCATTAGTTAGTGACATTTCATCTCGGCCTTCTAATTTTAATTTGGAAATAGCAAGACAAAAAATTCCTTTGCCAAGTGATACTGATGCTGTGGGTAAAGCAAAAATAGAACAACTAATACCTGATCTTAAACTTAGATTAAAAGAAGCTGAAAATACGATAGCGTCCGGCAAGACTGATGCAAGTTACTTTCAAGAAGCTCGTACACAGGCAAGTCGAATAAGAAAAATAATTCCTGTTTTAGAAAATTCCTTGAAGGGAAGAAGCCCTAGTCCCAACGCAGGCACAACATCGAATAATGTTGGGTTTAGAATCGTTAATAGGGGTCAAAGATAATGGTTACAGTAGAAATAGATGGAGTAGGAACTGTCGAATTAGACGATTCGTTTAGCGATTTATCTCCAGAAGAACAGCAAAAAACTGTAAATGAAATAAGCGCTAAGTTCAAAACTAGAAGGTCAACAGATTTGCAGAAAGCAGAGGCGGCGGCAAAAGGATTTAATGTTGGAAGTTTAAGTGATGTTCTCGGTTTTCCTGTTGATTTAGTAAATACAGGCCTTGGAGTCGTTGGGCTTGGATCAGAGGCTCCATTCGGAGGAAGTGAATCTATCAGAAGGGCTTTGACCGCAGGAGGTATGGGCTACATGGATGAACAAGATTTACCTGAAGATCAAAGAGCATTAGCAAGAGGAGGTCGTACTGTCGGACAAGTTGTCGGATCTGCGGCACCAATTTTCGGAGCGGCAAGTAGACTTTCCCCTGCACAAGCATTAATGCAGTCTGCCCCAAGCAAGTCCGCAATCAAACAAATCGGTTCAGAGATGGTAAAATCTACAGCCCGTGATCCTGGTAAAATGGCAGCAATTGAGGGAGCATCTGCATTAGGAGCAGGACAGGCACGCATGATAGCAGAGGATGTTGCACCGGGTGATGAACTTACAGGCACACTCGCCGAAGTTGCAGGTGGTCTCTTAAGTCCGGCGGCACTTGCAGCAAAACCTGTGGAAATGGGTAAACAATTTGCAAATAGATTTTCTGAAGCAGGCCGTGTGCGTGCAGCATCAAGCAAAGCACTTGAGATTCTCAAAAAACAAAATCCAAATATTACTGATGATCAAATATCGGGTATTGCGAAACAACTTAGGGATGCAGAAGGTCCAGGTCGTACTGCACAGGTTACACAAAACGAATTAGCGAGAAAAACATTCACTGCAATGGATAATAAGCTGATTGCAGATGCAAGTGACGAAGCAAAGACTGCTGTTGAGAATCAGAACAAAAACACCATTGAGGCATTTAATCGTAAAATTCGCAAAATGCAGAACAGTGGAAACCCTGAGATGGTAAAGGAAGCCGCTCGGTTGCGTTTAGACACCTTCACTAAGCGAATGAATAAACGAGTTGATGATGCAGAGTCAAGAGCAGGTGAGGCAGTTGCCCGTGTACTCAACAAAAACTCTGATGATGCTGTTGGTGCTTCTCGCGAAGCACGCAAAATAATAGATGATGAACTTAAGAAAGCTCGCGCTAAAGAAACTCAATTATGGGGCGAAGTTGATAAGTCAGTAAAAGTTTTTGGACCCGACTTAAACACTGTGAAGCGTGCAGAAAAAATAAAGGCAGACATGCTTCCTGAAGAAAAACTGCCAAAACCTATCGAAGCATTTATTACAAGGATCTCAGCACAAAAGGAGCCTATTTCTGCAAGAGAGCTATTTACTGCTAGAAGTAGGGCGTTAGAAATGGGCCGCGAAGCTACTGCAAAAAATAAATTCGGACAGGCACGCAGGATGAACGAGATCTCAGACGCTATGCTTGATGATTTGATGATGGTTACAGATGAGACTGCCATCGTAGCTAGGGATTTTAGTAGAAATTTAAATCAGCGTTTTAACACTGATTTAGTAAGGGGCATCAGGAAAGTTGAACCTGAAGTTGCGCTAGAAACTGGAATAGGAAGACTAGGACAAGGAAGTGACACCCAGCGTGCTCTCAACATACAAGCAATGAAGCGTGCCACAGAAAGCACCGAAGCAAGTGAAGCATTGGCACGAACGCAAAAGAGTTTCATTCAAAATAGTGCGGCAAAAATTCTTGATTCACAAACAGGTCAAGTAAATCCAAGAAAACTAGCAGATTTGATAAAACAAAATCCACAGACACTACGAGAGGTTGGCTTGCTTGATGATGTTTCCAGCATTAGTCAACAAGTGCGCCTCGCTAATATTTTGCAAAAGACCGCTAAACAAGGTCAAGCTTTTGCCCAACAAAGGAGCGTTGCCGGACAAATACTTAATGAAGGTAAAAAAGGTGGTCTCAGGAATGTGGTTGATAACGCATTCAATTCTAAGTACCAGGCTGAAGCATTTCGTGATTTGAACAATGTGGTTAAGCGAGCAAAAAACCCACAAGCAGTTGAGGGATTGCAACATGAAATTTTTGATGTTCTTTTAAGCAAAGCCACAATCAAAGGTGGTGACCTAGATGGATTAATCAGCGGAAAACAGCTAGAGGATTTACTAAATTCGAAGGTAGGTGAGAAAACTCTTCGTCAAAACTTACTTTCTTCAAAATTGATTACATCTAATCAAATGAACGAAGTGATACGAGTAGCACGAATGGCAAAAATATTTGAAGATTCTGTGCGAGATCCGGCTAAATTAGATGATATTATGAAAACAGGTGATGGACTTCTAAACTTATTTGCAAGAGTAGTAGGATCTAAGATTGGTGCAAATAGCTTCATTGGTCAAATGATGGGTGGCACCACCCTTATTGCACAAAGTGCATTTTCAAAAATTGCACAAAAAACTATTGAAAAAGTGCCTGCATTAAAAGTGCAGGGTGTGTTAACAAAAGCAATGCAAGACCCAAAATTAATGGCAATGCTTTTGGAAATGGGTCCGAAGTCACCAATACAAACGCAAAGACGAATCAACGCTTATCTGCTCCAAGCTGGTTTGATTCAGGATTGACAAAATCCAAAACAGCGACTAACATAACAGCATATATATCTTTTAGGGGCATTGTTTTAGCGAGCAATGCCTCTTTTTTTTGAGAAAATTTAATTTTTTCTTGCATTGATGTGGTTTTAGTGATTTTACCATAATCAACACTCTACGGATTAAGCATGTGACTGAAAGTTTTCTGTCACTATTCTCTTAATCAATGGGTTCAGGGTTCGAGTCCCTGGCCCGGTACCATTCTGGTCATTAGAGTGTAATAAAATTACAAAAATTACCATGATCGCTTTACAAACTACAGATAGAATATTAGGGGATTGTTTCTACACCACCCCAATGAAAAAGAAATTCACACGATCTGTAGGTAAAAGATCATATTTACCTATAAAAGAATTTTTCGCTATATATATTTCGCAAAGGTTGATTGCGAAAAAACAGGCATCACCCAAGACCAAGCGCAACAATGTGCTACGCATGGTGCCTATTTTAAAAAATTATAAAATTGATGTCGAAACCGCAGACATTACGGCATTTAATAGTAAAACGGAACAAGACATCCCAATATGCGATGATTGGGTCGCCAATCGTGGATGCAATGAGATGCGTCAGGCACGCTCAATATTCAGTAAGGCGTGGATTAAGAGGTATAAGCAGTTAGGGATTGACACCTCATGGTTCAACAACTGGATAGCGCTTTCTTTGGAGAGTGTCCAGGTGCTTCCCTTCGATGCGAACCGCAAAGAATTGGAGCGCATTGTAAATGAGTGCGAAAGTCTGCGCACTTTCGATAAAGATATGTATTTGATGTACGCATTAGCGTACGGATTTGGTCTTCGGAGTAGCGAAATCCAACGGGCAAGGTTTGGCGATCTGCACGAAGACTTTGATGGAAACAAACTGATAAGAATCCATAGTCCCAAAAGCGGGGGTGAATACCAGGATCGTCCATGTGATCCCGCTTGGTGGGAACTTATCAACTCCTATAAAACACAGGGCGATCATTTGATCGTTCCCGTGCAGGAGGACCGCATCACGCGCGAGTTTCCATCTTTTCTACGGCGGAGGTGCGGGGTGGTGGATGATCGCCCCGTGCACCGTCTTAGAAAGTATTGCGGTCACCGTGTCATGCGGGAGAATGGAAACAATGCTTTCGTGGCGAGCAAAGCGCTTGGTCACAGCAGTGTGGAAATAACCAGCCGCGTATATGTTGGACAACCTACGATCCAACGGAGTTTCTAAGTAGGAATTGTTGCCCATTAACCAAACAACTCAAAAATAAAAAATATTAATACAGATGACTACAATTACATCCCACTGGGAAGGTTTGCGATTGGAAACAAATAACGATGGATGTGTGATAATTACGGCAGAAGTGCCCACCAAGGTGCCGATTGATACCTTGATTAGCGAGCTTTTGTCTTTAAAGAAAAGCGGAGAGGCAGAGGAAAAGTCACATCCTCATCTTCGATCTCCTCAAGCGCCATACAACCAGCTTGCAGGATAGTGTCGAACACTTGTGCTTGGAGCAAGCCTGTATCGTCAGAGATTCTCTTAATTTTCTCTCGGACTTTAGGTGAAACTCTTAGGCTGATTGGAGTGGATAAATTTGGTCTTCCCATAGGCATACACAAAAGCACAAAAAACACCTATGTCAATACTTATTAAAAAAAATACATAAAAACTATAAAAAATATTCATAATGGGATTCTTAGATAATATTAAGGATGTTCCGCAAAACAATGGCGGTAATTACATGAAATTAAATCAAGGTCCGAATCAGATTCGCATAGTTGGGGCTTCCGATGATGGCGGACTCATTCAGGGTATGATCGGATGGGGTACTACTGCGGAAGGCGGACGAAAGCCCTACCGATGGAAAATAGGAGAGGATATTCCTGATGGAGTGGAGGATAAGCCCAAGCAGTTTTGGGCCATAATTGTATGGAACTATAAGGAGAAGAAAATTCAGATCCTGGAATTGACTCAGTCTAAATTACGGCAGGGAATTTTAATCCTCGCCAATGATGATGAATGGGGAGATCCACGCAAATATGATTTAAAAATTGTTAAAACTGGAGAAGGTCTGGAAACTAAATATGAGTTAACTCCATCTCCTCATAAGAAACGCGGTGATGAAATCAATGCGGCGGTCAAGGACATGAAGATTAACCTTGAAGCTTTGTACACCGGGGATGATCCATTTGCCGAGCTTTCCCCTGAACCTGAAGATGACACAGAAGAGGGGCCATTCTAATGCTAAAAACAGGAATTAGTAATAGAAATTATCACGGGTCAGTAGATTTATTGTCTCGATCAACTGCGTGGAATCTCCTTACCACATGCCCACAGAAAGTCAGGCATGAACTAAATTATCCAAAAGCAAGCACTCCGGCACAAATTCTAGGTAGTGCATTCCATTCTGCCACGCTGGAACCTGAAAAATTCGATGACGAGTTTGCGGTCAAGCCCGATGAGATTGACGGGCAGGGTCCACGCACTAAGCACTACAAGGAAGCTTTCGAGATTATGCAGAAGAACGAGCCGGATAAATCTTGGCTTGCTCCGAGTGACTATGACTTGGTTATGGATATGGCGGCAAGTGCATTGGATCATCCGATCCTACGGACTCACATGTCTGAAAGTAAATCCATTATAGAAGGCACGGGACGCTTTGAGATGGAAGGTGCAAAATGCAAAGTCAGGCCAGACTTGTATAATCCACTTGCTGGTGTGGTATTGGATTTAAAAAGCACACTTGATGCAAGCCCAAAGGGTTTCGCAAAGAGTGTACGGCAGTGGGGCTATACATTCCAGGCATGTTGGTATATGCACGGGTTACGACTGATTGGCGAAAAACCAAGGCAGTTTATATTTTTGGCGGTTGAAAAATTCCCTCCATTTTTGACTGCGGCTTACACGATCACAGCTTCCGAGATCGACAAGCAATTGGGCAATATGGAGAAGGCATGTCAGTTGTGGGCTAATTGCGAAAACAGCGGAATCTGGCCCGGATATACAGATGAAATCACTACGCTGGAACTTGGTTTATATGGCACTAATCGACTCAATGTGATGCAGATGGCTGATAAGTTTGGTTACAGCCGGACATATGTTTATCGAATTATCCGAGAACACAACTTAGAGAGCAAATTCATAGGTAATAGAAGAACAATAGATATTACTGATTTTGCAAACGCGGTGAGGCGGGATTCGGAGGGAAAGGCGGCATGAACTACCTGGACAACACAAAACAGGCACTCGGATTGGCGAGTGATAAATTATCAAAGGCGGATTTATTCGGTGCGGTGACTCTCATACAGGCCGCGCTTGAGCAAGTGGTGGCTCATTTACGAAAGGAAAATCTTAACCTACCTAATGATCCTGATGTGATCATTTACAATAAAGAAGATTTGGATGGGGAAAATCAACAGCCGGGCAAAAGGGGCTAGGTACGAGCGTTCTTTAGCCCGATATTTGGCAGAAAATGGATTCCCCGCCAGACGGGGCCAGCAATTTTCGGGCGGATCGGATTCGCCGGATGTAATTAGCGAGGATTTTCCATTCCATATCGAAGCAAAGCATGTACAGGCATTGAATCTATATAGTGCCATGAGCCAGAGCATTCGTGATGCGGGAGACAAACCACCCTGCGTCATTCACAAAAAAAACAACTCGGAGAGTTTGTTCACCTGTCGTTTAAGTGACTTGGTGGCTCTCCTTAACCAACAATCATGGAAAAAATAATAATATGATAACAGCAACTAGAGAAAGAATGGCAACAGATTTGTACGACCCCGAATCAGGAATGACGGCAACGGTGCGAACTATCTATCCACATGAAGCGCAAGCAATGTTGGATAATGGTCTTAAAAATAGAAAAATTAGCAAGGCGATGGTCAGCAAATGGGCGAAAGTTATGGCATCGGGAAGATGGATGCTGAATGGAGAGGCAATTATATTTGATGAAGATACACTAATTGATGGTCAGCATAGGCTTTCAGCTTGTATCGCAAGTAATTTTCCTTTCAGGGCTTTGTGTGTATATCTTAGAAACGAAAATGCCTTCCGTACTTTAGACCAAGGGAAAAAACGCGGTGGTGCCGATATTCTGTCTATTGCAGGCTACACTAATTCAACTAATGTTGCATCAGCACTCGCTATTTTAGTGAAGATTGATAGAGATGGAACCATCTCAAATGGAACAGGAGGAACTTCAAGAATATATTTAAGCAATGAAGAAACCGAAGAAAGAGTAGAGCAATATCCCGGTTTGGAGAGATCCTGTGCAATGGCTCAAAAATTATATAGAAGTTTGAAGATTAAGAAGAGTGCGATTGCCGCGCTTCATTATTTACTGCGGAGGGCCGAGAATAAAAATGTGGATTTTGATGTCTACGATTCTAAATGTGATTCTTTTATGCAGGGTGTTTTCAGTGGTGCAAATTTAACCGAAAACTCGCCTGCGTTTGTTTATAGAAATGGATTGATAAAACATATGAATGATCAAACCCGCACAAGCACAGCTTACATAATACATGCGGGTGTGATTTGTTGGAATAATTGGGTAAGCGGGACTCCAATGAGTTTAATTAGATTACCTAAAAATGGATATATTGCGAAGATAAAGCGTCCATAGAAAATGGGTGTATTTACCATGAAAGAGATCGTCGAATACCTTATCTTTACGGCCCTATTTACCGCCGCATCTGCGACTTTAATCTGGCTCATAATTGCAACTTTGACCACACTTTTTTACGGATAAAATCGGATGGAAATACAGAAAAAGACAGATGTGTGTTTCGATAAAAAGAAAACATCTGTAACACTAAAGGGCAATCTATTGTATAGATTTAATCAATGGTTGGATGATAATGACTTTGTGTCGGACGAGGGTACATTTAAGTATCATGAAGGACTGAAACACTTCATAGTTTTCGGCCTTACAAATTACTCCAAGTGTCTTCATGGAGACACTTCCTCGCGCGTGCGCCACAATTCTACGAATTGTATTAATAATATATATAGCAAAAATAGCTCCACCAAGACACTTGAACCTTCTGAGCCTAAGAAAAAACGGGGCACGCAGATTCCCGATGACTTTGATCCTCCTAGACAGATTACGGAGAAACATGGAATTGATCATGAGAAGGCGATTGCAATGTTTACAGATTGGGCAAAGAGCAAAGGAGCTACCTATGTGGATTGGAACGCGGGTTTTCGGAATGCCTGTCGTACCTGGATAAAAAAGAATATGCCCATGACCCACAAAGGACCCATTTACAAATCACTCGACCATATTCCCGAATATGAAGATGAGGAAGAGTTTTGATGGATTTCTCGGTTTCCGAGCAAGCGGTTTTGTCCGCATGTCTGCGTGATGAGACTAATCTATCCAGCGCAACTGCACTTGAACGGTTGACGGAGAACGACTTCTCCTCGCGTGCGCACCAAGCGATATTCCGTTTGATCGCAGAGCGATCCGAGATCAACGAGGTGGATGTCGCGATAGAGTTACCCGAATATGCATCCGAAGCCATGGAACTTGCGGAACGCTTTGGCGGAGGTCAGGTGGACAGATATGTGGATCAACTGGTGGAAGCGCGAAACCGCCGGGAAGTGGAACGCGCAATCATGGAATCCACGGATATGCTCAATGAGAATAAACAGGCCGAGGAAATCGTTTCTCGTTTCAATGTCAAGGTAGCCCAGGCGTTAGCCTGTGGAAAGGGTCAGGTAAAAGTGGGCACCGCCACCAAGGAAGCACATGCTGAATTTCTCGCCATTAATGCAGGAGATTCTTCCGCCATATCCACAGGGTTCAAACGATTGGATTTTTGTCTAAGTGGCGGATTCCAGCCGGGAAAGCTTTATGTCCTAGCCGCAAGACCGGGAGTGGGTAAGTCAGGATTGGCGATTCATTTCTCCCATGAGATAGCCAAGAGGGGATACCGGGCATCCTATGCATCCTTGGAGATGAGTGCCGCGGAATGCTCAGCACGGTTACTCTCCCGCGAGAGCGGGGTTGCCCGTCCGCGCATGAAAGGGGATCTGCTCCCCGCCCACCGCACCAAGCTCGAAGATGCCACACAGAGGATGCAAAAATGGCCCATTACTTTCAAGGATGACAATCAGGCCACCCTTGATTCAATCCGCGCCTTTCTGGCCCAGGAGCGAGTGAAAGGAGATGTGGGGCTGGCGGTGATTGATTATTTACAACTGGTCAGCGCACCCGGACATGAATCAAGAGTGCAGGAAATCACCGCCATTTCTCGAAGTCTCAAACAGATCAGTATGGAATTACAGATTCCCATCCTCGCGCTTTCGCAGTTATCACGCCAGTGTGACATAAATAACCGCAAACCCATACTCTCCGATCTCAGGGATTCCGGGTCCATCGAACAGGATGCGGATTGCGTGTTTCTCCTCTCTGTGGACGATAAGGTGGACGAGATTAAGGACAGGGTGAATTTACATGTCGCCAAAAATCGAGGCGGGGAAACCGATCATTCTCTCACGCTTGGCTTTGAGAAGAGTACTGGGAGATGGACCACAGGATTGGGACCATCGAAGTCATGGTAGACAAATGACTACAGATAGCTCTTTTTGCCGTAGAGGGGTCTATTCGTGCTTTTTAAATCTTACGAGGGTAAAGACTCATGTTTGCATGTAAAAGCCTTTTTTGAGGGGGTACGGGGTTAAAGAGTTATGCGTTCTTTTTTCTTTGTCCTAAAATTTCTTATTAATTTTGCTAGATATATAATCCAATCGTCAGTGTCTTCCGTCCTATCCCCTGAAGGTACAAACTCGACAATCCCGTCCATGTGAACCACAAAGTAATCTTCATATCCGTAGACTGCGAGTCCAACGGGACTGCTTTTAGTGAACTTATCAGGCAAATCTTCGATTGTGATCATTGAAACTTTACAACCCGCAGAGGTAGCAAGCAAAGCAATACCCATTTGCGTTACACTAAAGTTATATTCTTCACTCATCGCATTTTTTCCTTATGCCCCAAATTCAATACAAGGAGTCCATACAATCCATTCAGTTGTGGTGAATGTTTCATCTTTTTCTCCAATCGTATGATGAGCTTCTCTCCAAAAAGTGTAAAACTCGATACCTCTTTCTTGGAAATTAGTAAGAACCAACCAAAGATCCGTAATACTTTTATCTTCAACAAAATGAAAAGTTCCTTGGATGTTGTCACCCTTGAGTTTGAACTTTGGATATTTCTCATTGCTTGAAAACTTTTCGTGATATTCAAACCAAAAAAAACTGCTTTCAAATGCAAATGCTCTACACCTTGTGTGGATTGCTATCTCTACAAAATCTTCTAGTTTTAATTGTTTACTCATCGCATTTCTCCTTTCATATCTTTTCTCTTTTGCCAAGCTTCAACCGCTTTGGGCGCGAACCGCATCACCAAAAAGATGACAAGGCCCAAGCAAAGGCGCGCAATTGTTTCGGACTCGTTTGGCTTAGTCATGGGTAATACTTTCAAAGTATATGCTTAGATTGTGACCACATGATGCTCTTAAGGAGTAAGGCGCATATCTTTCCTTAATCCTTATTTCTGCATCCCAAAGCATTTTGCTCCACGGACATTCATTCCATGTATCAATACCACTTTCTTGTTCGTATATCTTTTGCGAGTAGTAAATGGCGAGCTTGGTTTTCAAGGTGAGATTATCAAACCATTCAGATAATGCTTCTTCGCATTTCTCTTTGTCTGTATCGCAACCACTTCCCCAATCTGCCGTATCAATAGTGTAGTTGAATTTAAATTGTTTATTCATGGGACTTCTTCTTTCTCTTTGCTTTGATTGCACTTGCAAAGAATTGATCATCTTGAAGATCATCCAATTCTGCTAATCTCAAGTTAACTTGTATCATTGTCCCGTTTAGATTAGCCCAATTAATTTCAGATGTTATGCAGTGATTGTTCAACAAACCCACATATACATCAAGCCTTGGTGAGATTATATTTATCAAATCACATATTTCTTTATTGGTTAGACCGTTGGCAATATCTATTAATTTCTCGCTCATCCTACACCCCCCTCTACCTTGGCGAGTACCTTCTTCTTTCTCTTAGTCGCGTCTTTGATAAAAGACTTAGTGAGATCCGCTTCTAAGTTTCTCCTTAGCCTGGATTCGCTTGATTTGTCTAATCCGACAATGATTAATTTATCATCGAGCCAATTGCTCAATGGGTTGGATGCGTTGTTTTTCATATATATCTTTCTCTTTTGTTTTATAGGTTAAAGGTAAGTTGCACTTTCTCGCGCTCCGTCAAATTGACTCGCGCGCATTTACGCTTAACGCGGATCGGCGAGACCGTTTCACGGTCGGAATGATCAAGCGCTTTCTCTTTCTCCTGAATGAATCGGCGTTGTTTATCCCCTAATGCGAGTAGTTCGGAAAGAGCTTGAGGGAATATATCGGTTGCGTGTTTCATAGGTCCCCGCCTTTCTCGTATTGGATGAGGTCCCAGGCAATGACCGCGAAAACCGGAACCCAGGGTAAAAATAGTATTAGTTCAAATAGTGTATTCATGTGTGTATGTCTGTAGTATTATAAAGTAACAACGAATCCGCTCTCATCCTTCTTGGCATCTCCTTTTTCTACCAAGCCCACAACGCATCCTTGCGGATCATTGAAACGCAAATCGGATTCATCTCCATTAATTACCTTTCTCTTTTCCCATTGCTTGGGAAGCTTATTGCGAAATACTACCGCGACATTTCCGCCCATTGCCAAGACAAGACGAGCTTGTTGATAATTGGACTCGCTCCGCGAAAAGGTTAGATGATAGTTTCTTGGCATCTCTCCATTCAAATACTTTTCCATGCGCTTGAATCCTTTTGTATAATCATAGAATTGAACATGAGGAAACTTCTCAAAGATGTTTTGTCCATCATTGCAACGGATATTTTCCCAAGGTAGATCACTTGTGAGATTCAAACGAAAACATGGACGCAATCCCTTTTTCTCCGCACGCTTGCAAGCGCTCTCAATCTCTTTTACTAGATTGCAAAGGAATCCTTCCTTGTCCTCAAAGAAAGAGCGCGTCTTGTTAATCCTTGAATCCTGAATGTTCTTCATTTTACCGCGTCCGCTTGTGTTTAAACATGCCATTGCGCAACCTTGGGAAGCCCAAGCGCATACATTATACCCGCTTAGATTGGATGGCGCGAAGTGGATTCCTTGTGTCATGTATCCAAACTTCTCGCCTTTAACAATTTTAGCATTACCGCTAGTTAATAGTTTCATATATATATCTTTTTACCGCTTGGCTTAATTGCCTCGCTTAAATTACACCTTACTATAAACAACTACAGAGTCAAGTAAAAAGTGTTTTTTTTGTAAACATCAATATTAATCATCTATCGTATTTCGCGGAATAAATGCATTTCTACTCCCCACCTCAAATTTGCTATACTCGTGTAAAGCAGATTGTAAAGCATGTGCGTAAACCCGACACATTGGGTCCGTAAAAACACGCAAAACCGCTTAAAACCTAGCATTTCTTGCGTCAATCCTGGCGATCACTTGCGTAAATCGTTGCTAATCAACGCAAAAGCATAGCATGTGATTCGGAATCACGCGCTAAAAACTAGACGCAATCCACACCACAAGGGGCGGGGGGGGCTAGGCGCCGTCTCGCGCTAATTCTGTATTATCATCACCACCCCGTATAATTTTTTCGCCATAGCGTTTTGGTAGCGATGTGAATTACACGCTCTTAAACAGATCCCAGCCCTCGCGATATTTTTCGAGTTTACCCCGTGATTGTTGATTATGCGGATAGAGGGTAATACGCATGGTTTGATTAACATCCAGGCATGGGATTATATACCAAATGGGGATGGCTTCGACATAGGCGGCAAGAATATCGACTTTCGTACAGTCCATATTAATCTTTTTATCGGCACCTCCTGCGGTGGTGATCATATAGCGACCAAGACCGCCCCGCGCGGAGTCCTTTGTTTTATCCTTGGTGCCTTTTACTTGTACTTTGAATACTTTACCCGCCTGATTCATAACGAGACAATCCTGGGGCAGATAATCGCCCAGCGGGGTAAATACTTCGAGATTACGGGCAAGGGCTTCGGTGAAGAATATTTGCTCGTATAGCGAGCCTTTACGCTTCATCGGTCACCTCTATGACCTTATCAGTGGAAGCTTCCTTGGGAAGGGAGTCTGTGGCTTGTTTTGCGCCTTTGAGAATGGATCTAACTTTATCGGGAGTCATATCAGATGTGCCCAGTTTAACATTCGCGGATGCGGTTATGTTGGTGGGTCTGCCGTTTATGGTCATTAGTTTGTCAAAGAGTACGGAAAGGGTGTAGGCGAGGTTCTGCGGCGGTATTTGGTCTAGTTTTTCGTGGATGAGGTTTAGATTGTCTCCGACTATTGCAGATAGTTTGTTAGATACTGCGTTTAGATATTCCTGCTCTGTCATTTCGAGCTTGTAGCGTAGAAAGTGGCGTGTGTTGTCGTAGATCTCCTTTTGTTTTCTTGTGGGGGAATTTGCCTTTTCCTGGAGCTTACGGGTTTCGCCTGCGGCAGTTGCTTTCCTCATAGCTATTTTGGCGGCTGAATCAATGATATCGTTTTTGAGGTCTTTGCGGAGGGCCTTTACGGTCTTATTATTACGCATGGGTTATTTTTTTGCACAAAAGTATTGACAGGTCAATCATAAAAATACAATAGGTGACGGGTGGATACAGAAAGGGCGGGGAAAATATTGGAGATGCATGGCCTTACGAAGAAGGCGTTTGCGGAGATGCTTGGGGTAAAAGCGAGTACCGCGCGGATGGCGTTCAGCCTGAAGAGGTTCAGCAAAAGGATGGTGGCTAAACTGGAGGAATTGGAGGATGAATTACGGATTGAGCAGGATTTAGCGGAAGTTGACGAGATGATAGAATCCGTTGAGCAGGATACGGAGGATATTGAGAGTGGTGAGCGGGAAGCGAAGATATACGGGGTGCCTAAGAATAGGTTTTTGCGGTTGATTGAGTTTGAGGATGGTTCGCATGGTAAATTCCGCAGTAAGCCCGGTAATTATTTGAAGCTTGGGGAGAATGTACGGGTGAAGCATTTGGATAGGGATATGTGGGAAGTGGTCCGTGGTTAATGTTGAACAGAGAGACTTGGTTGAGTGCTTATTTAAGTTACTGCCTGATAGTGAGCGCGGACTTCTTGAGATGAGGTTTTTTCATAACATGTCATACCGCAGGATGGGGCATGAGTTTGGAGTTAGTATAGAATGTGTTCGTCAGGCGGTTGAGAAAATCCTCAAGGAATGCCGGAGGCTTATGAAGTATATTGACTTTGGGAAGACTAAGGGGGAGTTGATTGTCATACCTGTGATAAATGAGAAATCTTTACTCTTTAATCACGATGAAAAGAAGAGGCTCAAACTCGTTGCGGAGAAGGAGGAGCTGAAGAAGCTGAGAAAGGCGATACCTGGAGTGCCTGCGCATTTCATTGAGTATTGCTTGAAGCATCACGCCAGTAGTTGGCGATACCACGTGGAGAATGGATTGTATGTGCATCCTTTTTTCAAGGAGTATTACTACAACAATAAGGAGAAGTTTCTGAAGTGTGGATAATACCCAAAACATTATCAGCTTTTGTACAGGATACGGAGGGATTGAACTTGGACTTAGAAGAGCGGGCGTGGATGTACGCACAATCTGCTACCTGGAGATCGAAGTTTATGTCCAGGCAGTATTGGTCAAAGCGATGGAAGAAGGGCGATTATGTTCAGCACCTATTTGGAGTAACGTTAAATCCTTCGATGCACGACCGTTTCGTGGAATCGTGGACGGCATCACTGGAGGCTTCCCATGTCAGCCATTTTCAAGCGCCGGAAAACGAAAGGGACAAGAAGACCCAAGGCACTTGTGGCCAAGCATCGCAAATGCAATTCGACTTTGCCGACCAAGATGGGTCTTCCTCGAAAACGTGCCTGGATTGGTTACCCTTGGGTTGCGTGACGTCTTGCAGGACTTGGGACAAATGGGTTACCGAACGACGTGGGGCATATTCTCAGCGGAAGAAGTTGGCGCTCCGCACCAGAGGAAGCGGGTCTTCATCCTTGCGAGGTTGGGCAACCCCCCAAGCGAGCGACCACGTGGAGGGCGCGAGAACTGCGAAGGAGAGCAATCAGAAGTGCTTGGGGAGAGACTTGAATCAGATGCAGAATTGGCCCACCCCGCGAGCGCAGGAAAGCACGGAGAGTTACGAGACTTTAAGCAAGAGAAAAGCAGGAGCAATGAATATGACTGCAATGGTGAAACTATATGGCCCGCCCGCCCCGGAGAAGAGCAGTACGAGTGGGAAGAACCACGGGTCACCGAAGCTCAATCCGAATTGGGTGGAGCAGTTGATGGGTCTGCCTGTGGGGTGGACCCAATTGCCAACAGAGTGGACCGACTGCGCCTCCTCGGAAATGGCGTTGTCAGCCAATGTGCAGAAATAGCGTGGAGAACTTTATGGCAAAGAATTTAAGAGCAATCCTTCCTGTGGGCTTAACGGCGCTAGGCAAACATGATCACCTCCGCGACACTCGGCGGGGAAGGATTGCTCTACATTTCGATGGATGACATGGATTATTTATATTGTCCTTTTATTAGCTCGGAAGAGATCAACCGTGGATGGCGAAAGTTTTGGGCAAATTGCGAATTACGCTTCCGAAAGGGTGAGCGAGATCCTGATTGTCCGAAAAATACATACCGCACGGACATTCAGCGTAAGATGCCAACCGCTAAATCAGAGTTAAAGTATAATAATGAGCGAAGAAGAGGCAAAAAAGCAGTATAAAGTGGAAGCGAAAAAGCTCTTAAACCGCTGGTTTGATGAATCTGATTTGGATGTTGAGGAATTGGCAAGTGCGGCAGTTGAGGCAATCGAGGAATGGCTGGATGATGACATCATAGAATTTACACCAGAATGAATATTTACAAATCAACGGGTAAGAAGATTGAGAGTTGGCCCCAATGGGTGGGGCGATTAACGGAGGAGAATAAGCAGTTAAAAAAAACGCTTGAGAAATTAGAGCGCGAGAATGCGGAATTAAAAAAACGATGCTGTGATTTATTCAGCGAAGTGATTGAGGCGAAAGCGAGCAGTGACAGTTAAAACGGACGAAGAAATATTGGAGCAGGCACTCGCACGGTTTGCGACAGAGGCCCGTGAGAAGTTTTTGGCGGGTATTCGGGAACATAACCCCGATGGGAGCAGGGGCTTGGCACGCATGACCTTGGAGCAGAAAATACAAAGCTGTAAGGAAGAGGTCATAGATTTGTGGTTCTATTTGAATGCGATGGAAGAGAAATGCCGAGAATAACCTACGCAGATGAGGTTGACGCGCACTTCGGTATTCCCTGGACCGATGATTTGAAGTACGAGAAAGGTGAGCTTGCCTGTGCGTTGAGCGAGGATGAGATTGACGCATTACCGCAGGAACGAGCAGAGACGCTCAGTCGTTTAATGCTCGATCAACCCAGTAGCGAGAAGGAAGATCCAATCCAATGGGGTTGGACTCTTCCTGGGTGGAGACGGGTGATGAAGAACTGGAAGGATGATAAAATCCATATTTGTCTTGGTGGAAATCGTTCGAGCAAGTCCACTTTCGCATCCCGTATGCTTGTGCATTTAGCACAGACTATACCCGAAGCTGAGATTCGTTCTTTGCATGTGTCGGAAGAAAGATCAATTGCGGATGCCCAAAGATATGTGTGGGAAGCAATCCCCATGCGGTATAAACGGGCAAAGAAGAAGAGTGAGAGTCATTCTTTGCAATATACACAGAAGAATGGATTTAATTCAGCCAAGGCAATCCTACCGCCAACAACCAAAGGCGCCGAAAGGGGCAGTACAATATCGTTTAATAATTATAGGCAGTACCAGGCAGATCCGCAGATATTTGAGGGTTGGTCCGCACACTGTATCCATATGGATGAAGAATGCCCTGAAGAAATATTTTCCACACTGGTAGGTGGTAGGACAGTTGATTACCACGGGCGGGTGCTGTTGACCTTCACGACACTCCAAGGGTGGACACCATTGATTAATAGTCTACTCAAGGGCGCTGAGACGGTGGAAACGAGATACAGCAAATTGATGGGGCGTGAGTTACCGATTGAGCAGATTTCCACCAATTGGCCTGATTGTAGAATTTATTATTTTTGGTCTGAGATGTCCCCGTTTGTTGACTACAGCGAACTGATCCGCACCTACTCCAAGCAACCACAAGAGGTAAAACTCGCTCGCCTATACGGCATCCCTAGCAAGGCGATGGAGGGGAGATTCCCTAAGTTCAGTAGAGACACCAATATCGTCCCCCATGAACGAATCCCCTTCATCGCCGACCCTACGATGCGCACAACCCGCTATTTTGTATGTGATCCTGGCGGCTCAAAACCGTGGGTGGCGATATGGGCGGGTGTAACGCGGGATGGTACAATTTATATATATCGCGAGTTCCCTGACTCAACGATGGGGGCATGGGCATTGCCGCATGTCAATGGGGTAGGGAAGAGTGTGGGTAAACCTGGACCCGCACAGCGTCCACTCGGCTGGGGATATGTTGATTACCGCGATCATTTCGAGGCACTGGAGGAGGGTGAGGATATCTTTGAACGAATTGTGGACCCCCGCATGGGAGCCGCCACGGTGCGAGAGAAAGAGGGTGAAAGTAATATTATTAACACAATGACGAATCTTGACTTTGTGATGCGACCCGCACCCGGCGTGGATGTGGAAGCGGGTATCGCCAAGATTAATGATGCTCTGTCCTGGGATGACACGGAAAACATGACGGAGAGTAACCGTCCAAAATTATTTGTATCTGACAGATGTGAAAATTTGATTTGTTCAATGTTGGAATATACGGGCAGTTCACGCCAGGAGCATTGGAAGGATCAGATCGACTGCCTGCGATATTTATTGGTGAGTGGTGCTGATCATATTAGCAATGAAAGTTTAGCCTGCACGGGTGGTGGTGGTTATTAATCTTGCAAATCTATCTACAAAAGGTTACATTATGCTACGCATATGCAGTCTGCCGCCGATGACGAATTACTTTATGTCAGTAAAGAACCTGATGTGGATTATCTTGCCGAAACATATCGCAGGACACAGTCTGAATTGAGTGAATGGTTAGACCGCAGACAACGAGATTATGATGTAAGGAATTGTTTGTGGTCGGGTAAATCGGATGATTTTAAGAAACATTCGCATTTAAGTCAGACGGGAGATGTGTTTCCTTGGGATTCAGCGAGTGATCAGGAAATCCGCATGGTTGATAATCAAATCAACAAATGTGTGGCAATGGCAACGAATGCGGTAAGAAGTGCCCATATTGTGGCAACCCCAGTGGAATCTGATGATATTGAGCGATCCAATGTAATATCCATGTTCCTGCGTTGGTTAATGAATACAAAAATGGAGGAGTTTTACGATCAGCTTGAACTCGGACTAAATCATTTTTTTGAAAAGGGTCTAATGGTACATTATGTGTACTGGGACTCACAGGAACTTAAACAACAACAAACCATCCGATTGGATGAGATTGCACAGGTACTACCAGCAATTGCGGAAGCAATACAGGATGGCAGTATGGATGAGGAATTATCATCCGCTCTGAAAGATCAATTCAAAGTATCCAAGACCAAAGCAAAAGCGATGCTTCGTGAATTACGCAACGATGGCACCACTACAATTCCAGTTACCCGCCGGGTCGTAAATCGACCCCGCATCAAAGCTTTGGCGCCTGACGAGGATGTGCTTTGGCCCAACTACACAATTGATCCACAGGAAGCACCATATGTCTTCCATGTCTTACACATGACTCCAGAGCAATTGGAATCCAAGGTTCGCACGGAAGGATGGAATCCTGAGTTTGTAGAAAAAGCGAAAGAATTATCGAGATATACACAGGCAGATAATAATTTATACAATGTCCGGCAGGAAGACGCAGTCTTACGGGATGATGATGAGACAATCAGGGTATTATATTGTTATCAGAGACTTTTGGACGAAGATGGGGTAGCCGGGATTTACTGCACAATCATGCATCCTGATGTTCCTGAATTATATGCCAAACATGAGCTTATGGATTATGCCCATGGTAAGTATCCATTCGTAGTGACCAAATACGAGAATGTAAGCAAAAGACTTTATTCATCCCGATCAATTCCTGAAGTGGGTGAACCGCTCCAACAGGTGTCAAAAATCGAAACGGACGCAATGATTGATCGTCAGTCATTGGCAACTTTACCTCCTTTGGAACACCCACTTGGTCGCGCCCCAACCCGGTACGGCCCAGGTGTTCGTATCCCTTATCGCACACCCGGAGAGATCCGTTGGGCAAGCACACCACCATTTGATGGCGGTAATGTGGAAGTACGCAGATACATTCAGGAATTATTTGATAGATATATGGGAAATAACGCTCCGGGCGTTGATCCCGTAGAGGCCCAAAATAAACAACAGTCCATGGTCAATAAGGTATTTAGTCATCTTAAATATGTAATTGACCAGGTATGGACTCTTTATCAGCAATACGGGCCTGATGCTGAGTTTTTCCGCGTAACGGGAATGCAGGATGTACAGAAATTTAGCAAGGGTAGACCGGGGGAAAGATTTGATTTTTATTTGCAGTTTGATGTGGCGACACAAGATCCGCAACAAATGCTAGAACGGGTAAAGGCAATTGCGGAGATCGCACCCGCCCTGGATCGGTCAGGCACCCTGGATACGGAAAGACTTTTACAACTGGCAGTCGGACAGATCATGCCCGGTGCATCTGAGAAAATCATGATACCCAAGGAGACCGCGTCGCAAAAAGCAGTGGATGAGGAAAGACAAACCATTGCGGAACTGGTTGCGGGAGTACCGCCAAATGTTCGCCCACAGGATGCGCATGAATTAAAGATGCAAGTATTTCAGCAATGGTTATCTCAGCCTGATATTCAACAAAAAGCACAGCAAGATCAGGCATTGCAGGAGCGCATACAGAATTACATGCAACAAAGAAATTTTGCCATTCAGCAAAAAGCAAACGCTGAGATTGGCAGGCTGGGAGCAACTCCCACGCAATTTGGACAAACTGCACAAACACAAGCCGCATAGAAAGGAAAAATTATGCCAGGATACATGTACGGAAAAAAAATGATGAAAAAGAAAAGCCCGATCAAAAAAAAGGTCAGGCGTAAAAAGAAATAATGGCTAAAGGAGTAAAGCATTATCTGCGCGATGGTACGACTTGGAACAAGCCTTACCATAAGATGCCCAATGGAAAATTACACACGGGAAAGACGCACAGTAAGTCAAGTAAACCATTGTTTCATTTTGGAGACCTTTCGGATACTGCGAAAAAGAAAGCCAGAAAGAAGTGAGCATAACTTATCGCAATGAAAGGTTTAGTAATTATAACAAACCAAAAAGAACACCCGGTAAATCCAAGAAATTCGCTGTACTTGCTAAGGAGGGAGATAAAATCCGTCTTATTAGATTTGGAGATCCAAATTTACGAATTAGAAAGTCAGAACCCGCCAGGCGTAAATCCTTCCGAGCAAGACATAAATGCGATGAAAAAAAGTCTAAATTAACCGCCGGATATTGGTCCTGTAAAAACTGGTGAAAAAATTAAGTCCAAAACAGAAGAAGATTGCGAGAGCATCAAAGCCCCGTAATAGAATCACAAAGTCCGACTTTGTGGCCTTAAAAAGGCGGAGGAAGAAAAAGTGAGCAAGAATGTGCCAACTAATAAGGCTTTGTATTCCCGTGTGAAATCAGAAGCTAAGAGAAAGTTCGATGTTTATCCAAGCGCTTATGCAAATGCTTGGTTGGTAAAGACTTACAAGAAAAGAGGCGGTAAATATAAAACAGTCAAAGGCAAAAGCTAGTGGCAAAGAAAGATGGTGGACTGACGAAGTGGTTCAGCCGGAACAAAGGGAAAGGCTGGATCGACTGCAAAACGGGCAAGCCATGTGGCAGGAAGTCTGCGCGCTCGTCGAAGCGTCCGTATCCCGCATGTCGGCCCACAAAAGCGCAATGCAAGAAAAGTGCGGTAAAGAGAAAGACGGGACCAAAGCGTGTAAATTGGAAAGGTAGGAAGAAGTGAGATGGGTTGTCCTTTTTTTATTATTAGGATGTACAAGCACGCATAATCTCAAACTTCTTGAGCAGGACAGAGAGAATAAAGAGCTAGAATTAATGTATTTAAAAGAAATGCGTATAGCACAAGAAAACAATGATCAAGATGCCTTCAATTATTTTTTCCAGGAATATATGGAAGTACCGAGATTGGATATTCCGCAAAATCTCAAAAATCATAAAAACTATTTTCAGGGCGGAGATAAAATAAAATACTGATGAGGAAGACTAATCATGAAATCGACCATGAAGATGCAATTAGAGCGCTGTCCTCTATCAAAAACGACCCTAACTTCAAGCGATATATTGAAGTGCGTGAGAGTATGCGTGAAGAAACTATCCGGGCGTTGCAGACTCCTGCGAACATTGAAAATCTAAACCTACACTTTTATATTTCAGGGAAACTTGAGGCAATCGACGAAGAGTTAGATATTTTTTACAAGCTTTTTTCATAGTAGTTATTGGTTTGGACCCTCTGCGCTTGGGGTGGCGCAGGGGGTTTTTTGTTGCCATTGTCAAGACAATTAGTTACATTATGCTACACTAGGTGACAACCTTGAATAATTATGGAAACATTAACAGAAGGGGTTGTCTCGGAGTCCCCTGAAAATTCCGTGAATACAGAAACGCCCGTGGATGGGAATGTGTCGATGGCAGAATTTGCAGATCAGTTATTGAAACGCAAACAAGCTAACGAAGCAGAACCTGAAGCAAGCACCGAAGAGATGGACGAACCTTCTGACCAAACAGAAGAGCCTACGGAAGTCACTGAGGAAACTACCGCCGAAGAAACGGAAGACGATGCGCCGTCCCCACAACCTTCGGAAAATGTTCTTTTACAGAAATACGGAATCGACCTGGACAACTTGTCCGAAGAGGAAAGTCGCGAACTCGCAAAATCGCTGAACGCATCTGCGGTTAAACGGTTTGGCAGACTTACCGCTCAGAAGAAAGCACTACTTGCGGAAAATGCTGAACTGCAAGCGCAAGCCGAGCAGGCACAGCAAACGCAAAGTAGCGAAATTCCTGAGTTCCTCAAAGACAACGCTCTACACAATGTGACTGATGAGCAGGCACTCATGAAGGAAGTCGAGAATCTAAACACTCTTATCGAGTGGGCAGAGGATGGGATGGAAAACGAAGCCCAGTTTGACGATGACGGAAATGAGTTTGTCCTCAAGGATGGTGATAAAACTTACACCAAGTCCGAACTGCGGAGAATACGATCCAATGCGAAGAAGATAATTCGTAAGGATGCTCCAGCAAGACAGGCATGGATAAAGGAGCGTCAAGCATCTGATCAGCAGGCATTACAAACCTTCGAGTTTTTAGGAGACGCGGAGAGCGATGACTACAAGTTGTTCATGCAAGTAAAGTCCAACAAGCTTTACAAGCCTTTGGTTGAGCATTTACCAAACTCAAACTTCGCCTTGGCACTCATGGTGGAGGGATTAAATGCGGTAAAGGCACGCCAAGAGCAAAAGTCGAAACCCGCCCCCAAGCCAAAAGCGCCCGTGGCATCCACGGAAGCAGGAGCGGCAAGGGCAAAGACTCCACAAGCACAGAAGACGAAGGCTGTGGAGGCGGCGTATAAAAAGTACGAAGAATCCGGATCTACGGCGGACTATCAATCTTATCTTAAAATAAAAAGGAATTAATTAAAATGGCATCAACAAAAACTTATTCAGTATCAGGCAACAGGGAGGATCTCAGCGACATCGTCACATTGCTAGAACCTGAGTCAACCCCATTCGTATCTATGGCAAAGAAGGCAACCGCAAGCGGAACATTCTTCGAGTGGCAGACAGACACCATGGCTAGTCCTTCATTCGCTGGAGTACTCGAAGGTGAAGACGCGACGAGCTTCGATGACAAAGCCGCCAACCGTGCAAAACTTGGAAATCACATCCAAAAGCTTCGCCAGACTTACGCAGTTTCTGATCTTCAGGAAATCGTAGATACCGCCGGGGTCGCAAGTGAATTCGCTTCAGCCGAAAGCAAAGCTGTACGGGAATTAAAAAGAGATCTTGAATCTGCTGTATGTTCAGCCCAGGATCGTCAAGCTGATGATGGAACCAATCCATACAAAACTCGCGGAATGCTTAAATGGTTAGGAGTAGGCGGACAGCCTTCCGATGTACCAAGCTTTGCACAAAATGTAGCTAATGATACCACTGGAACGCAAACCGAGACTACCTTCAATAATGTTCTTCAAGAACTTTACGAAGCTAACGGAATGCCCGGTGGACCACTTACCTTGATTGCTGGTCCTGGACTGAAGCGCGAAATCTCAAACTTTGCCCGTCAGGAAGGCTCCACAACCGCAATCAGTTATCAAGTTACTCAACCCGCTGAGAGCAAGAAAATAACCTTATCAGTCAGCACCTACGAAGGCGACTATGGCCTTGTAAATATAGTGCCTTCGGTCTTTATAAACAGAACGAGTGGCTCGGCAACCGTTGACGCAGACGCAGGACTTCTAATTGATCCTGAGTATGTAGGTATCCACATGCTTAAAGCTGAATCTACTTCTGAGCTTGAGAATCGTGGCGGAGGTCGCAGAGGTTTTGCGGATCTTGTTGCTGGACTTGCTTGTTATAGCCCTAAAGCACACGGATATTTTAACTAACTCATTGTAATACGGAGGGGGGTTCGCAATGCGGACCTCCCTCTAACCTATACAAAGATGGCTGAAATATTCTTACCTAAATGGAAAAACGGAAACGGTTCGCAGTTTATGAGGAATCTTGACCGTTATTTGCGTTACGAGGTGGATAAGGAAAAATCGGAATTAGCAATGCGAGAGGCGCAATGCCGTAAAGTGAACCGCGAGATGGGTTCTGCAAAAATGGAAGGTGTAGGTCAATTACAAGGTACTATTCCGGCACGCGATTTTTTTCGTTGGCAACAATTTAAGCCAGGATGCTGGGGGGACAAAAGTTTCGTAAAAGAATACTTTCGTGATAATCCATCATTCAAAGCACAGACTTTGACCAAGAAGTCCTTCAGCGGACCCAGCTTCAAGGCGGCATGAGAGAAGTAGCGATCAGTACGATGCTCACCAATCTTAAACACTTGGTGGGCGTTGACTCGTTACTGACAAGCGAGGAAAATGCGGCGGTTCATAGTTTTAACCGCTTCGGACGGTTAGCCTGGGAACGCACTAAATGGCCTGACACAGTTCGTTTGGAGCAGAAAACACCTGATAATCAGGTACGCAATGTTTCTGTAGGCACAGGTGGCACAGGATATACATCCGCACCAAGCGTTAGCTTTAGCGGGGGAGGAGGAAGCGGAGCCACCGCCACCGCGACAATCGATTCTAATGGATCGGTAAACGGAGTAGCGGTAACATCAGGCGGCACAGGTTACACATCAAAACCAACGGTATCTTTTTCAGGTGGCGGGGGAACGGGTGCGGAAGCGGTTGCAAGTATAATAAATGTCATTGAATTTAATACGGACATTGGCGAAGTCTTACGCATCTCCAATAACGATCCTTACAATACGGGATTTACTGACGAGATTGCCTATCGAGTTGAACACGCAACAACTGGATTTGGTAAAGTTGTGCTTACCAATCGTAGTAGCACAAAACCTGTCTTTGTATTATTCCGCACACCTTTTGTGGATTACACATCTAGCAGTACGGATTTTCCATATGTGTTCAGCGAATATGCCGTTTATGGTGCATATGGGGATTATTTAAATTCTGACTCTCAAAGTAGTAAAGCGGGAATCGCATTTGCACAAGCCGAGGCACTTCTCACAGTAGAACTGGAAAAGCTAGAAGTACAACAGGGTCAGCAAAATTTCATACAATTCGTAACTTACGGAACAACCTATCAAACAACAATTTAATCATGGCATCAGAATACAGAGGATTAGGACTTAACGGGGGTAAATATATATCAGACACAACCCCACAAACAGGAAATTGGTTCGCTATTGTAGCGACTGAAGACACGGTAATTGACAGCATTACAAGTAATGTCGAGAACCTCGGTAATATTACCGCGTCTCAGGACAATACGACACTTTCCGCAAACACAGCAATCTATGGCGGTATAACTGGGGTCACTCTGAGTAGTGGTGCAGTCATCGCTTACAATGTCTGATGGCACTTGCGCTCGATCTTAATGTTGGCACGCCTCGTCCATTTACAACGAGTGGCGTACCCGCACCAGACGGCGTTTTAAAGACTGAGAATGGCAGATTCCTGATAACCGAAAACGGAAATTTTTTAGAGTTTGAAATATCACCATTCTTAACCACCGAGGCCAATGAGGTCTTACGAACCGAATTAAATGAAGCAATCTTAACCGAATAATATTATGGCTAATAAGAAAATTACTGAACTCTCTGACCTAAGTACCCCGGTGGGTGCTGATGTCCTGCCCATCGTCGATGATGTAAGCGGATCACCCGTCACGAAAAAAGTGTCTGTCACCAATCTCATGACACTTGCTCCGCAGGGCGACTTGGTCGCAAGTAACAACTTAAGCGATGTGGCAAGTCCCGCAACATCCCGGACTAACCTTGGACTCGGTGATGCCGCTACCAAGACCGTTGGCACCGCCGACACAAATGTGATTGGTGTATCAAGCGGAACGGTGGACCTGGGTGGAAATGCTCTGAGTAACTTTGACGCAAGCGTAAACACGCAAACGGGCACAACCTACACTTTACAATCCAGTGATCTTGGTAAAATCGTAAAGTTTGAAAGCGGATCTGCGGTGACGGTGACTTTACCCGCTGGTCTCGGTCAGGGATTTACCTGTACCGTTGTGCAATACGGAGCGGGACAGATCACCTTTTCCGCATCAGGTTCGACCCTTTATAATCGCCAATCGCACACCAAAACGGCGGGTCAGTATGCAGTGGTGAGTTTAATTTCCTGCCACGCTGATTTATACATTCTGGCTGGCGACACCGCTTCCTGATGAGCATCATACTTCCTAGTTTTGCAGGAATTGTTGGGCCGGTTAGCAGTGGCGGTGGAGGTGAAGGTGGGGCAGTAACGAACGAGTATGCACTTAGCCTAGATGGAACTGACGATTACGCTCGACTAACAGGCATGACCTTATCAGGTGCCTTTACCGCATCCTTTTGGTTCAATCCATTAAGTCACACTATGGGGTCAGGTGATTTATTTATGACGAAAGGGTATGATGCTAACCCACATACATCTGAAACTGATTGGAAGCTTGACTATGCAAGCGGAGGTTTTCGTTACTCGGTGTTTGATAGAACGCAATCTTGGGCGACTAAACTAGAAGCTACGCATACTTTTTCTTTTTCTGCGAACACATGGTATCACATCATGATTACTTATGACGGCGGAACTTCGACAAGTGGTATGGCTTTATTCGTTGATGGAGTCAGTAAAACTTTAACTACCGCAACACAGAATCCATCTTTCACAGGAAATAACTCAACGAGTGCAACCGCTGTGAATGTGGGTAATGCCTCTCAATGGAGTGGTGGAAAGCTTACAGGCTTAATTGATGAAGTTGCATTTTGGGAAACTGATCAATCTGCAAATATCTCATCTATATACACAGGTACTGCACCTATCGACTTGAGCGGACTTTCTACCGCACCAAACGATTGGTTCAGATTTGAGAACAATGCGAATAATGAAATTTCGGGCGGTAGCGGATCAGCGTCTCTCGTTAATGGACCTACTTTTGTGCAAGGAGTCCCATCTGTTCCTGCGGCATATAGCAACACTTACAGCCTCGATTTTAGTGCCACTGACGATTATCTTGATACAGGTTCGAACTTTGGTTCCACATTTCAGAGTGATTATACTATTTCTACCTGGTTTAAAAGGAATGAAACTTCAGCAACGGCATGGCTTTTTGGTCATGATTACAGAGTAGGCGGGAAGCATATTTTAAAAGCCTATTATACTTCTTCGGCTATAGTTTTTAATTTTCAGATTGCAAGTGCTAGTGCAACGGCATCTTTTTCGTATACGGCTGACACTAATTGGCATCATCTTGTCGTTTCAGCAAGTCAAAGCGGTGGTAGCGTTGTGATAAAAATATATCTCGATGGTGTTTACAAAAACACAGGATCAGTTACCGCCTCTTTGTCGAACTATGTTAATCCTGTGGCCTTTACATTCGCAGGAGGAAATGATGGCTCAAGTGTATTTTCACATTCAAATGCCAAACAAGATGAGATAGCTATTTTTGGATCAGCATTATCTGACGGTAGTGTCTCTACAGGGCAGACAGCGGGTGGAGATATTGCAACACTCTACGGCAGTGGATCACCTTCTAACATATCATCACTAAGTCCTGTTGCTTGGTATCGAATGGGCGATAATGATGGCGGAACTGGAACTACAATCACAGACCAAGGTAGCGGCGGTAACGATGGTACACTTGTCAACGGTCCTACTTTCGCAACTGACACACCTTAAAATATTATGAATAGAAAATATGTAATAATTAGTAACTCGGAAGTAAATTCCGTAAACTTCGATCAAGTCTTGGAAACCTCAGCACAAACGCTTAGATTTTCACTCGATGGATCAGCCACCTTTGTAAAATTCGAGGGTGACACGCCAGCGTTCCTGGCGGGAAAAACGCAACATTCGCATTCAGAAATGTTAACCATCCTAGCGGGATCTGAATGGACTGATCCTAACGCTATTTAATGATCTATGCTTTCTTGGCACTTACCTTTTTTGCGGGATGTTCGCTTCGTTCGACCTACCCAACAATAGGTGCTATTGCAGGCGGAGGTGCCGGATCTCTTGCGGGACCGGGAGGTGCGGCACTAGGTGCAGGATTAGGCTCGGTAAGCGGTCATGCGTTAAAAAACGCAGATGCCTTAGTGGAGGCCGAGGAAACCATACAGGCGTTAAGCCACGGCGATGTCTCCGCACTTGTGGCCCAGGGCATGGCAGAGCATCAGAGCGGATTTGCGGAGTTTACTAGCTATATAAAACGCATCCTGATAGGTGCGGCGGTCGCACTGGGTTGTTACCTGCTTATTCCTATTTTTGTGGCTCGGAGATGCAGTAAGACCGAAGCCGAGAAACATTTAACCCGTGCCCCGTTTCCACGCCCGTCCGATCCAAAATGAAAAATCTGCAATTACTAAAGCAAAAATTCCTAACCCTGAGTAAAAGGGGCAAAATGATAACTGTCTTTGTCGCATTAATTTTAGGAATAATAATCCTAGATATTCTCTTCTGATGATAGATCGAGTTTCCATAGCAGGAATGAGCGGGACTGCTGCAACCTTTGGCTTATCTACCATAGATACATTTTTGGGGATAGCAGTGGGTCTAGTCACTTTAGTTTATATGAGCATCAAACTCTACCAGGAAATCAAGAAAAAGTAATGCCAAGATATAAACCAATGGGCAGAATGGATGAGCCGATCCTCACGGAAGGGGATCGCGGGTTTCGCGGTATTGATAGTTACCTAGAGCCTACAACGCTAGAAGGTGGTTTAGTCGAAGCATCAGAGAATATGCGATTAGATGGTGATCTTGCATCTGTTCGTAAAGGGATTGAATTTAAATCAGGTGCGGTGAGTTTGACATATTCGGCCACAGAGCAAGTATTCGCTACTGTCTTATTTTCAGATCCTGCGACAGGAGTCGAATTTATTGCCTGTGCCACAAAGAATAAAGTGATACTATGGAATGATCAGAATGATACGGGAATAGATATTGCGTATCCTGGAGGAGAGGAAGTAGCAAGTGGAGATAATGCAAGTTTCGTACAGGCAATGGAAAAGCTGATCCTCTTTCGCGGGGAGAGTAAAGATCCGCTTGAGTGGAATGGTGATTTCACGACACCGACAGCCTTTACGCTAAAGAATAATCCATCCCCCACAGCAGGCAGGATTGAATGTCCGAGCACAAACTTTGGTTTATTCTTCGCTAACAGACTAATTGTACCACAACCAAGCGATTCCGCTTACACGGTGATTATGTCGGATCTTTTAGACACGGATAATTTCTTTGCCGCTGACTCGCAATTTAGAATAAATCGTGGAACCGCAGATCGTTTAGTAGGATTTACTCCATACCTAGAGAATCAGCTTCTAGTTTTTTTCCGCAATAGCATACACCTGATAAATAATGTGGCTACCACATCTGCCGCCGCAGTCTTTGAAATTACGCGCCAACGCGGATGCGTAGCTCGTAAAAGCATAGCCGCAAGTGGTCCGCAAATCTATTTCTTGTCTGACGATGGCGTATTCACCCTTCAACAAGGCTTAGACCCTGCAAAGGGATTGGGGGTCGCAATTAGTAAGGTAAGCGGAGAAGCAATCCCATTATCGCGTCCAATCCAAGACCAGTTCAAAGATGTCAATTTTGCACATGCGGACAAGGCGGTTGGGATAGTATTTGACAACAAATATTTCTTAGCAGTGCCCACGGGTTCTTCAACTGATAATAATAAAATCTTAGTTTATGATATTCTTAACACAGCATGGACTTCAGTCGATTCATTCCCCGCAGGATTTGTAATTGATGACTTCGTCACCGTATTGCATGGAAATAACCCACAAAAACGCAGACTCTTCGCAGTCAACGATAAAGGATGGCATCTCGTAGACGAAGGAACCACCGATATCACGGGAACTATCGGGAACCCAAGCACCACATCAACCGCAATAAGTGCCAAGCTGAAGACCCGCTCATTCACATTAGGAAGTGTAGATGTGAAAAGATGGAAGAGAGGGCAACTCGGATGCAATGTAAACAACGGGGATCAGTTTACGATCAAGGTCAATACAACAGACCCGGATCGCACAAATACGGTTCACACCGAGAATTATTCGGGATCAGCGGAGGAGAAGCTGATTCGCTTTGGCAGTGGACGCGCAAGAGGTTACGCCGCAAATGTTGAAGTTGATGTTACCGCAGGGAAGCCTAGCTTTCGCCATATTTCGCTGGAAGCGATAGCTGGCGGCGCGAATGCGAGAAGGGAAATTGCATAATGGCTATTACTGCAACAGTTACAAGAAATTTCACCTTCGATACCGGGGTGGAATTAGATTCCGCATCGCTAAATCAACTAGGCGAGCCTATCGTCACCATCAACGAAAATGATGTAGAAATCACGGGTGGTGATATATCGGGTTTATCCAATCCTATTGCAATCGCGGATGGCGGGACCGGGCAGACCAGTAAAACAGAAGCGTTTGACGCTTTAGCGCCAACCACTCAGGCGGGTGATATGATCGCATTTAATGGTACTGACAATGTTCGAGTCTCACTGGGTGCGAGTGGATTATTTTTACAGAGTAATGGCACAAATCCTTATTGGGGACCAG